AATGGATATGCAAATAATTTAATTAATCAGGCGGTGTAATAACCGCCTACTTTAAAAAGGATAAATCTAATGGATAAAAAAACGCGTGAAGTTCGAGATTTGGAATATAGAATTGAAGATTTAGAAGAGGAACTAGAAAGTTCTAATGAAAGAAGAGATTTTTATAGAGCTGAATGGAAAAAATCATGGGAATTACTAGCTAGTCTTGGATATTCTTTTTGGAAATAAATTACAGAAGTAGAGAGTCGGTCAAAATAGTTTAATTAATCAGGCGGTATAAAAACCGCCTACTTTAAAAAGGATAATACAAAATGGAAAATACAAAAAATGAAATGAATAGGGAAACATGGTTAAATTTGATGATAGACAAAGCCGTTCCAATGTTTGATAAATCAGGCTTTAAAATATCAGAGATTAGAACCAAACTAAAACCATCATGCTCTATGATGGTAGGACAAAGAAAATCTTCAAAATTGGGTGCTATTGGACAGCATTTACCCACTAATTGGAACGCTAAAAAAAATCATGAGTTATTAATTAGCCCAACATTAGAAGATGGAATACAAGTTGTTGGAGTTCTTATCCATGAAATGTGTCATGCAATACAATCGCATTTATATCATGATGAAAAAGGGCGGTTAACTGTAAAACCGCATGGCAAGGAATTCAGGAAGATTGCTCATTCTGTGTTGTTGACAGGTAAAATGACCGCAACAACAGAAAGCCCAGAATTAAAAATTATTATTGAGAATTGGATATCTGAAATTGGAAAATATCCACATGATAAAATTAGTTTTGATGACAGAAAAAAGCAATCGACACGAAATTTATTACTATGGTGTCCTGATTGTAACTGGTCTTTAAGAACCAGCAATTCCAATCTTCAAAGAGTTACGATTAACAAATGTTTATGCTGTCAAAAAGATTCACTTATTCCAGTGAGTAAAATACCAAAGCAATAAAGCTAATAGATAGTGTACTAACTAAATAAGCCCCTTAATTGGGGCTTTTTTTTGGTCTAAAAAATCACGATATTATTAAAATGGAATTGAATTGATATCTCAATTCTAGTATAATCCAATCTATTGGTATGAGAGCCTTACCAATGACAATCCAAATTCACACCATTTACAAG